CCGAACGAGGACGGGTCGAACCCTTTGGCTTTGAGTTCATTCGTGCCTGTCTTCAAGATAAGATAAGTGGCGATCCCGTTGCATTCTTTGGCATAGACATCGCCAAGTCTGTGGACTGGACGGTAATCACCGGCCTTGACAAGTTCGGGAAGGTGGCATACTTCGATCGGTTTCAGCGGGACTGGCATCAAACAAAGGAGGCCATACTCAGGTTACCGGATGTACCAATGGTTATAGACTCAACGGGAGTAGGTGACTCTTTCGTTGAAGACTTAAGGCGTAATCGCCACAATATCAGCGGGTTTAAGTATACAGCCGATTCAAAGCAGAAGCTCATAGCCTCCCTTGCTCAAGCAGTACAGTCAAAATCTATCGGAATCCTTAAAGGGATCATGCAGGATGAAATGGAATCCTTTGAGTTTGTATACAATCCACATACCGGAAACGTCAAATACTCTGCACCGGATGGCGAACATGATGACTGCACCAACTCCTTGGCCTTGGCCTTAAAATGTATGAGGGACAAGAAGGATCTGATGACATTCGACTATTCATTTGGCTAATGAATTTTTAAGACCATTCCTGTATATTACAGGTTGAGGTGTGCCAAATCTCTAAATTAAAACGAATCAAACAAGAACTGCACGAGAAAAACGTGCTTAGACTTGTGCGCAAATTAGGCATCCCTTCAAGCGCAGTAAAGCGATTCGAGGAAAACTCAGGCAACTTCAAGGAGTACAAACCAAAGAAAGGCACAAAGTACTATTACTATTGGGGTCCTGACGATCAAAAGACACGCCCCTTCTGCCATGACTTACTAAAGATTGACAAGGTGATAAGTGAGGATGACATCGCAGTTATGTCCATTGAACTCGGTTACGACGTATTGAAGTATAAGGGTTCATACAACTGTCGGCACACTTGGAGATCATTCAGGGGTGAAATTATCCCTAATCCACCGATCACTGTAAATCAGATCCGCAAACTCATTGACAAAGGTATTCCTGCATAATGACCTATAACCAGATCATAGCGTTATTCCAGTCCATTGCAACGGCACACTTGCAACTGAAAGGCTCTTTCTATACCGGTGAGGCGTGGGAGGTTGAAGGCGTTATGAACCCGGCCATCGTTTATCCGATGCTTTATGCTATCCCTGTTCAGTCAACAATGGAGGAACAGGTGGTAAGGCGCACATTTACGCTTATTGTTATGAGCAAGGTATTAAAGGATAAGAGCGATGAGCAGGAGATACTTAGTGATAACGAGCTGATCCTTCAGGATGTGATCAAGATACTGAGGAATGAATCTGAGGACTATGAGGTTGTTGGCGATCCTATCTTATTTCCTTTCAAGGAGGATTTTGGAGATTGGTGTGCGGGATGGAGGGCGGACATTGAAATACTTACAAACGGACGTTCCAATTACTGTGACGTTCCAAAGAATGACATTGAATAATTAACAAATAAACAATACAATAAAATGGAATACGACATCATTGCGAGCCAATCAGCCGCATCAAACATCACCTCAAACGGCATAAACTTGGATGGGCTTCCTCCTGGAAAAAGCAGAAAGAATCTTAGCATTCAGGCAGTTTATAGCTCACTGAATACCACAGGAGCTACTGTAAGGGTTCAGCATTCAAACGACGATTCGAACTATGAAAATCTTGACTTGAACGATTCAACCATTGGTTTGATGACTTTAGGAACAGGTACAGGATCAATGGCCATGACTCCTATCGTTGATCTTGGCATGAAGTACTACCGTGTGGTGTACACAAAGAACTCGGTGAATGCCGGAACTATCAAAGTAATTTCAAACGTAAACGGATGAGAAAGTATTTGTTGATTCTCATTGCCTTTGTAGCATCGGTAATGAATGGGCAAGTTGTGGGTGGATACATCCCTTACAACAATTCAGCATCTTCTCCTTCGATCAATTTCGGTGGTAAGAATGTGAAGACCACAGGAACAATGACGGTAGGAACTTTGGTAACTGGTGCCGTAACAAATACGGGTCAATCTACTGCCAATACTTTATCAGTTGTTTCTACCTCTACACTGAACGGTTTGACAAACAACGGAAGCCTTACGAACAATGGAGCCATCACTGCCACGGGAGCGATCACGGCTACTGGAGTTGTAACAGGGGGATCTTTTGTAACTGCAGGAACTGCAAGTGTTGGTGGAACCCAAACTGTGACAGGTGGAGTTATTACCCCTACATTATGGGGAGGAAGCGCAGCAGGAGCAACATTAAATCTATTGTCTTCGACTACCGCAACTCCGGGATATATCATATTGGGTTCAGGCTCAGGAACAACTATCAGCACAAATAAAACAAGGATAGGCGGTTCATCTATTCCTTCTTCAACTTTAGATGTGACAGGTACGATGAGTGTAAGCTCTACGTCGAGTTTGAACGGAATTACTAACACAGGCAACATCACAAGTTCAGGAACTTTCTCCGCAGGAAGCACCGCTACTATTACGGGGAATCTTACAACGGGTTCAAATGTAACTGTTGGTTCAGCATTAACGGTTAACGGGGTTGCTGATATTGGATTCATTAGGTGTACTTCCACAAACACTTCTCAATACATTGGCGGCAATTTGTCAATAGGGAAGACAACAAACCCAACCGCCACTTTGGACGTTAGCGGAACAATGAGCGTATCAAGCACCGCTACTATTACGGGGGATGTTTATTTAAATGGAGGAACAAGGAGAATTGTTGGCGATGCTGCTTTAGAATTGTACTCAGGTGGATCAAGTAATCTAAATCTTAGAACAACATCTGGAGGCGCAGTTATAACTCAGCAGTTTGCAGGAGTAACAAAAGTTACAACATCTACTTTAGGAGTTGCTATTGTTGGTTCTGTATCAGCTTCTTCAAGTACAAACGTCCTCGGCTTAGCAACAGTGAACACCCAAAGCACTGTCACATTGACTACCCCAGCGAGTAGCGGAACTTTGGCGAATTTGGGGGATGCGGTGTTTCCAGTAACATTACAGTCTTATGGTGGAAATCCTGCTGACGGTTCAACTTATTATTTTGGAAATGCCATAGCGGGTTTAGTAAATAACTCGGCTTTTGGAAATGTAAAATTGCCATACAACTGCACACTAGTAGCGTGGGATTTAAACTGGTATGGTTCTCCGGGAACAGCGGAGTCAAGCACATTGTCGGTTAGTGGCACTACAAATTATACGTTAACTTCAGTAGCTATATTTTCTGCGGCGGCGGCGGTAGGTTCTTATACGGCAAACGGATTAAGTCAGAGCTTTTCTGCCAATGATGTTTTAAATATTAAATGGGTTACTCCTACTTGGTCAACCAATCCAACGGCTCTTTATTTAGGCGTTACACTTTGGTTCGTTCGCAGACAGTGAGAATCCTATTCTTAATACTACTATTCCCTTTCATACTGAAGGCTCAGGTGGATGATAAAACTCTCCACGTATGGGCAGGCACAGGGATTAGCGTACTCACCTCTCAGATTACCTTTCATGTTCTTACAGATGAAAGATGGGGTGTGTCTTTATTTGCGGGAGGTGTTGCAGGATGGACAGCAGGGATAGTAAAGGAGAATATATGGGATGCAAGTGGTAAAGGAGTGAAGGATAAGTGGGATATAATCGCAACAGGTCACGGGGCTTTTATCGGGGTCATCGGGAGTACGGTGAGCTTTGACATCCACACTAAAAGAAAACATAAAAACGAAATAATCGAATGAATGCAGACAAACTGACATTTGAATCAAAGGACGTTGTTAAATTGGTCGGATTTGTGGCAGTTGTTTGTGGTATGTGGTTTGACCTTAAAAGCGATCTAAGAGAGTTTAAGGCCACAACTGAGTTGAGGATTAGTCAGCTTGAGAAGGAGAATGATAAGGCACATTTCAGGGGTCAGCAATATGCGATAGTTCCAAACGAAACAAGATTGAAGGATGAACGTCAGTAAGCACATAACAATAGAAGAGGCCACAATGTCACCGACCGCTTTAAGGTTGGGTATTGATAACGTGCCAAGTGAGAAAGAACTTGAAAGCATGAAGTTAGTAGCTGAGAAATGCTTTGAGCCTTTGAGAGAGTGGTATGGCAAACCCATTAAGGTTAACTCCTTTTTCCGGTGCAAGGCTCTCAATGATGCGGTTGGTTCAAATGACAGAAGCTACCACAGATTAGGCATGGCCATTGATATGGGAGCGGGGAGCAAGGAAGAGAATGAGAAACTTTATAATTGGTGCAGGGATAACCTGAAGTTCACGGAGCTGATTAACGAGTACAATTTTTCATGGGTTCACATTGCTTATAACCCTAATTCATTAACAAACACTTTAAAAAAGATAGGATGAAACAATACCTAAAACAAAACATCGTTGAACTGTTGGCCGTTGGTGCGGTGATTCAGTTCTTAATCGTTATCCTCTTTGTGCTTTTCAAAGAAGTGAAGAGCAACGAGACCACCACAATGATGATACTTACATCATCTACAAACATCGTAGTTATTGTACTGTCTTACTATTTCGGTTCAAGTAAAGGAAGTAAGGATAAACAGAATAAACTCGATGAATTAACCGAACAACAAAAGCAATGAGCATTTCAATGAGGCCTACTCCTTTCGAGAAGTTTCTGATCGTAGCTACAATCCTGCTTTGCCTTTTCGTCCTTAACTCATGTTCATGCGACTGGCACGTTAAGAGAGCAAAGGCTAAATGCGGAGAAGTAGCCAATGAGGTTGTAACCGTTCACGATACCGTTATAACAAACACTGTTAAAAGCGATACAGTATTCAGATACTTCCAAAAAGACACGGTTATCATAAAAGAAGGAAAGCTCACAGTAAAGTACTTCTATCACTACAATGACAGTACAGTATACCTTCAAGGCAAATGCGCATCTGATACCATTTACAAGGAAATAAAAGTGCCAATCGAAAAGACAGTTATCAAAGTTGATTATTTCCCCAAATGGCTCATGTTCTTACTTGGCGGATTAGTAATCGTTGGCATCGTTTATAAAATCTTTTTCAAATGAGCAAAGCATATCAAGACCGATCAACAGGAAAGTGGAAGTGGGGAACACGGGGAGAGGCTATTTACGACACAAAGTCCGAATGCCAAAGAGCGGGAATGGACCTATTGACCGAAAAGCTACGTAAAATCAAAGAGCGACTGAACAACACCATCCTAAACTATGGCAGGTAATTTCCCATATACAGAGGCTTTTGTCCGAAAGTATGCCGATCAGGTTGAGCAGGAGATTATCAACCGTGCCATATCTGAGGGCAAATACGCCACTGGCAAGCTCATAAAGTCCCTTCGTAAACAAGTAAGGGAAAGCAAAGAGGGAATAGCCTTAAGGTTCTATTTTGTGAAACCAGGCTCAGACTATGCCGATTTTGTGGATAAAGGGGTGAGTGGCGCTGGCGTTCCAAATGGATTCAAAGGGAAGAAGAAGGCTGTGGCAAGGTCCAAATACTACAAGTTCACAAACAAAATGCCTCCAGAGAAGAGTATAAAGTCATGGATGAGGATTCATGGTATACCAAAAAAAGCATCTTACCCTATACGTCGATCAATTTTCATCTTCGGTATTCAGCCTACATGGTTCTTTACGATTCCGACCACAAGGCGAAAAGACCAATTCAACAAGGGAGTAGAGAAAGCCCTGGCAAAAGATTTTCAGGAATCAATTTTAAAGGAGTTCAAAAAGAAGTAAGATGTCGGTTACCATAGAACAATACCCACAGTCAAACATAATGCCTGTGTATAATCCGATCACATTTACGGTTGATTCTACAAATAAGAGCAGCTGTCAATTCAGGTATGTGTGTGACGTATACGTTAACGGCACTTTTGTTAAAAGGCTCAAGCGTGTACCAAACTCCACAAACGGTTACGCTACATTCGATGTTAGCCGGGTACTTGAGGATTATCTCTCATTCGATCTAAACGAAGATCTTTACGGATCGTCACTGTTCGCTACAAATGCCAATTCATGCCTTGATTATGTGCTTAAATTCGGTGAGGAATACGACCCATCAGCTCAATGCGATACCGGAACAACCGTATACCATAACCTTACCTTATCTTCTTCTATTGCTACATTCTCGGCCTTTAACGGGGCTTTGCAAAAGGATGAATGGCTTCTGTGGGATTCGTCGGACTATATTTCAACGGACGTTACAAGTAAATTCCTGACCCGTTTCCCAGAGCGTGGCCTTGTGACCATTGGCGGTCAGATGGTTTTCAATATCTTCAACTCTGACATCCGTAAGCTACAAGTAAAAACATATTCAAGCACGGGTTCACTTTTAGGAACATACACATATTCAAACTCTTACACTTCAGTAACCAATGCCACTAACCGCCTTCTATGTGTCGGGGTAGGTCCTGAAAACCTCAATAATTCTACCTTGGCATCAGGAACACAGCCGGTCATCAATACCTCAGTGGCTTACTACACCGTTCAGCTTTTAAAGACAGCGGATGCGGTGGCCAGCGAACTCAAGCGTATTGATCTGGATTATCGTTACAGCAAATGGGATCATCACAGACTTTGGTTTTTGGGAAGACTTGGAGGCATGGAAGGGTACACTTTTACTTTAAGGGATGAGCAAACCATAAACACCAATAGAACCGAGTACAAACACCTTTATGGGTCATACGTTGACGGCTCTCCTTATGGCACATGGACCTATAACCTTTACAACCGAGGGCGCACCACACTATCCGTTAACGCTCAAAGAACAAAGACATGGACAAGTAACTGGCTCACCGAGGATGAGGCCATATGGATGGAGGAGCTATTTACTTCCCCTGAAGTTTACGAGATCATTGACAATAAACTGAATTGCCTTAGATACTTTACGGCAGTAACAAATGACCCGATAGAGGGGCAACTGGTAGTATTTACAGTGCCTAATGATCTTGAGGTTGGCGATACAATCAGGGTTATGTGTAGCGGATATGAGGCACTTATAGGTGATTTTACAATCTATAACGCTGATTCTGAAACTATAACCATTGAAAGTCCTTTCGGGATATTCGAAGATGGAACATATCCGGACTCCATCGAATTATTGTTCATGGGTCAAAGCGGTGAGATCAGACCGTTGATATTCAAGACAAGCGGTTACTTACAAAAGGTAAAGAACAACATCAAGAATATAAACTACGTCATTGAGGTTGATGACGCTGAAGCAGTAAACACACAAAGGAACTGATGCCCTCAAAATTAGTATTATACAAACCGGAACTCAACCCGGATGTTTATTTTGAAAATCCACCCGTTTCATTTTGGAACTTCGGGACAGGATGGACATTCGGAACGAACAACACCAATGGCCTGGGAGCTGAAAAGTTGGGCGTGGCCAATAGCTTTTTGACTCTGTACCTGAATGATGGTAACTATGGAATCACTGGGGAGGTGCTTAAACCATATAGGACCTACAAGTATACGATCAGGGCTGAGTTCGTTACAAATGCTGGGGGCGGTGATTACTGCAAGTTTCAGATCGGAGGCAATGACGTTTATACCCTGCCGGCAAGTGCTGGATCGGCCATTTACACCGGTACGTTCACCACCGGAGCGTCCGGGACTGTTCGGTTCTCATCTACATCCGGAAACTCTGTTTTACTCTCTTACTTGAAGCTGAGTGAATCACCGGAGACTTTCGATATTGACCTCACTGAGGATATTGAAGTTCCGTTAACCTATGCCATTGCGGATATTGTCGATCCAGACAAAAGAGATTCATCCTATTCGAAAACGGTAAAGATACCCGGCACAAAGAATAATAACCTGTTTTTCAATCATGTATACGAGATAAGCGCAGAGGGTATATTCAACGTGAACAAGAAAATCAAGTGCGAGGTGTATACGGATGATCTTTTGCAGTTCACCGGATTTGCCAAACTTGACGGTATTAACAGGACCAATAACGGGATAAACAATTACTCAGATGTAAATTACGACATTACCTTGTTTGGTGACTTAGGCGACTTTTTCTTTGAATTGGGAGACACGCTTTTGTCAGACCTTGACTTCAGTGAATACGACCATGACTATACCAAGGCAAACCAGTTCAATTCATGGTATACGTCGATCATAAGGAATGGGGCTACTTACTCCCATGTTACCAATGGATCGTATTTAACCGTGTCTTCATGCCAGTATAATGGCGGCCGGGTACAGATGAACTTTAGCGGAGCGCACGGACTTGTTGCTGGGGATTGGGTTCTTTTCCCTGAAGGTAGCATAAACTATACGCTGGCCGGTGGGCCTGAACTGTATTACCTTGGTGAGCATATGGTCTACGAGGTTGTTTCGGCAACGGCCGTAGTATTGCAATGTCCTTACTTTGCGGCAGCTGGTAGCATAACAACAGTTAGTGTTGGAACTGACCGGGTAAGAAAGCACTCAAAGACGGGCAGGGGCTATGTCTACCCAATGACTGACCGTGACCAGACAGACGGTGCGCTTTGGGAAATAAAGCACTTTTTCCCTAACCTCTTCGTTTACGAGATCCTTACAAAAATGTTCCAAAAGGTGAAGTTTGTATGGGAGAGCGATATTATTGATTCTGTGATCTTTAAGAAGTTGGTAGCGGACGGATGCAATGGACTGCTTAAGCTATCTCCGGATGAGATCGAATCGAGATTGTTTCAAGCGAAAAACACTAACAATCAGAATAGTACATTCACCCTTAGTCAGGTAGGCGGATGGTATACAAACCTGGGAACTTCTCCCTCTGCATTGGACCTTCAGATAGACGATGATTCAACCGCCCCGATGTTCGACAATGCCGGGGTATACAATACGGGAACTTACCGATACACCTGTTCGGATACCGGTATTTACACATTGAACTTTGCGGCCATCATCAAGTTTGGGACTACCGGAACGGAGACAAATACCGGCTACGCTTCACAAATGGCTTTTGCCATCGATGTTGTGGACTACACGGCCAACGTTATAGTACCGAACTGTACGGTTCAGTTTGCCCCTACAACCATCTACCAAACATCGTCCAATAGTTCAAACTACATCGTTTCTACATCGGTGGATAACTGTTATTTGACATCAGGCAATACATATGGAGTAAGGTTGAGGGTTATCAGCACTGGCTCTACGTTCTGGACAGGGGCAGGAACGAGCATAACCATTCAATACGGAGTGATCGGTGGGACCGTGTTTTTTGGTAATAAGGTGGTAAATACTGCCTTACAGGCGGGAGATACTGTTTACATGAACAGCCTTTTGCCAAAGATGAAGTGTACCGAGTTCTTTGCGAACATCATCCGAATGTTCAATTTGTATATTACCACCGATAAACTCACGGAAAGAAAGCTGTACATCCAAACACGGGATAACTTCTATGATAATGGCGAAGAGATTGATTGGACCTCAAAGATGGATATTTCCCAAAACATCAGACAAGTTCCGATGGCTCAACTTCAGGCTAAGATCATGAACTATAATTATGAAAAGGGGGGCGACTTTTATAACAAGGATCATTCTGAGAAGTTTGGGGCTACTTATGGCAATTTGCAGAAGCGTGTAGATAATGACTTCAAAAAAGGTGAGTATACGACAGGCGTAACGTTCGCCTCTACGGTGCTGGTTGACTTGTATGGCAAGGTGGTGAGTAACATTCAGGCGGGAACAGATACCGACTCTTCTAACGATGCCATGTCGGATAAGCTAAGGATATTGTACTTCAACTGCGCAAGTACTCAGTATTTAGGATGGAATGTGAAAACAGATCCAACGGATACTTTGGGAACTACTCACAGGATGTACCCATATGCCGGGCATTTAGATAAGCCGGACGCTCCGTATCATGATCTTAATTGGTGGTATCCGAGGGGTGTATACTTTGCGTATGATTCGTGGACGGACAGAAACCTTTTCAACCTGTACCATAAAAAGACATGGCTTGAACAGGTAGATCCTGAAGGTAGGATGCTCATTGCTTATATGCATCTGACCGCAAAGGATATCAACTCATTGGACTTTAGGAATAGGTTCAGGATTCATGAACACGTTTTCAGGCTGAACAAAATCATTGATTATTCAGTCGGAAAGAATGTTCCTGTATTGTGCGAGTTCATAAAGGCTTTGGATATTCCAAACTTTACTACCCAAATAAACTACAACTTTGAACTCGGTACTGGATGGATTCAGGAAGGATTTGATTTTTACCTCGGAAAATATGTAGGCGAAGGGAATGGTTATAACCAGGGCGCAGATTCAAAGGTGCTGATAAATGGCGCCTCCTACGTTGGAAAGTACAGCTACAATGTTATAGTGAACGGGAACGATAACTACGTAGGTAATTCATCAAGCAACATACTGATCACGGGTTCAGGGAATAAAGTTCCGGCAGGGGCTACCGATATAGTGATGCTGAACTGTACGGATTTGGAGGTTACACTGGCCGACTGTGGGATGACCTTTATTGAGAACAAACGCATTATTAGAAAGGGATGGACTACCATTAACGCTTCTTCGAGTCCGTATACTATTGACGGAAGTCAGGGGGATAAGTACCTGATTGACCTTAGTGCCGGGGATATTGACCTTATCATTATACCGTCTAAGATAGGGGCGAATGAGATTTACTTGAAGATCATTGATGCCACAAACAATCTGAACATCAATACTGAGGACAATGCCGGAACGATTGACTTGAATGCATTGCCTTATACGATCTCTCCAACGGTATTGGACTGCTATGAAATTTCAAGCGATAACGGAATAGATTTACAGATAATATGAGTTACATTAAAGAAGTGCCAGACCAAACAGGCAATGCAGGAAAGTATCTGAAAACGGACGGCTCATCACTTTCATGGGATACTATTGCTGGTGGCGGCGATATGCTTAGTTCAAATAACCTTAGCGATGTGGCGAACGTATCAACAGCCCGCACAAACTTAGGGCTGAACACAACCGCCAACCAAACAGATTCAACCGATAAGCGTTTTATGTCGGATGCACAGGAAGCTAAGTTAGACGCTATCTTAGGAACTAATACAGGGGATGAGACGAATGCCACAATTAAAACAAAATTAGGGATAACTACTTTATCTGGTAGTAATACAGGTGATCAAACTTCTATTGTTGGAATAAGCGGAACCAAGGCTCAATTTGATACAGCATGCTCGGATGGTAATTTTTTATATTCTGGTGATGTTACTCAATATACAGATGAAATGGCTCAAGATGCTGTTGGTGCAATGGTTGATTCAACTATTATTTACACGGATGCAACACCATTATTAAGTAGGGCAGCTTTAACGGGGGCGATAACAGCAAGCGCAGGAAGTAACACAACATCATTAGGGTCTTTTACCAAATCACAATTAGATACTGCCGTGAGCGATGGTAATGTTATGTATGTGGGTGACCAACCATCATTATCATACGCTTCCGCTTTTGCAACCGCTACAACATCAATAAGTGCCGCTACTTATGCGGATATTACAGGATGCTCGGTTTCATTAGCCGCCGGTACTTGGATTATATTTGGTCACGTTGTGGCGGGGGCTGCTAACTTGATAATTCAGGGATTCGTGGCCATAACTCATTCAGATAATACGGTTATTGCCGCTTCTGCATTTTCCCGTCCAGCTTCTGGTACAGCATCTCTAAACTCACCCGTTGCGGTTTCATGGAGTGCCATTGTAACTCCTGGAAGCACCACTACCTATAAATTAAGGGCAGCAAGGGGATTAACAACACACACAAGTACTTACACTGTTTATGATGGAACAGGATATAATACAACCAACCACGCAACAGATAACAGCGATAAAGGAACAAGCATAATAGCGATTAGAATAGCATGATAAACAAAATCACACTACCATCTTCATGGGAAGAGGTAAAAATAGGGATGTACCAAGACCTTGCGTCGGTAGAGAATAGCGATAGCGGTCTTACAAAGCTGATAGACATCATATCAGTGTTGGCGGACATTGACCCTGAAGATGTAAGGAAGATCAATTCAACGGACTTAGAGCCGATATGTGATGCTATTGCATGGACGGCTGATGCTCCTAAAGATTCATTTAAGGAGTTCATTGAGGTTGACGGAAAAGTGTATCATCTTGTAAAACTGTCATCGCTTAGCGTGGCCGAGAATGCGGATTTAGAAACCTATGCCAATGACATCGGTCAGCTTCATAAGTTTTTTGCCTTGCTTTATAGACCAATTGACGAGAAGGAATACAGTGTAGAGACCATGAACGAAAGGGCTGAACTGTTCCGTGAGAATGTTGCGATAACCGACGTGATCGGAACGATAGTTTTTTTTTTAGGCATTGCAGTGAAATACGAAGAAAGTATTCAACTCTATTCGAAAAACCAATAAGCGAAGATGAAGAAGAAGAGGAAATCAGAGGAGAAAGCGAAGGGCAAAAAAAGAAAAGGCTTGCTCAAGAAAGGAACGAAGCGGAAAGGGCGAAAAAATGGAATTGGTTTTCGCTCGTTTATATCCTTACAAAAGGAGACATCACAAAACGGGATGAGGTTCTTCGAATGAATTACATAAGTGTATTGAACTGGTTACTATTTGAAAAGGAAAATGAACACATTAGACAGAGATTTTAAGAAAGCGACACACGATACTACGAAAATGATCGTGAACGGATGCAAAGCCATTTCATCATTCAGCATGAGGCCAGGTCTTTTAGAATTTGAGGACTACCTGTATTCTATTGAGGAAGACCAGATAAGGCGTGAGATACTTGCGGAGCTTGCTAAGGCAAAGCAGTTACTCAGGTCAAGGAAAGGTTGGAGATGGGAGATGATAAAAACAACTAATGGTAACCCATTTAAATTAATGATGCTGGCAACGGCATGGATAAGAAACAAACGACATGGCAACAGAAATAGAACTAAACACAAAAATTAATACCGCAAACTCGGCTCAGTCGATTGGTGAACTTCGAAAGGCCTTAAAAGACCTCGTATCGGCTCAGGCTGATGTAGGGGCGGGTAGTGCCAACTTCAATAAACTTGCCGATGCCATAAACAAAACGGAAGGCAGGATCGGAGACCTTCAGGACTCATTCACTACCCTTAGAGGTTCTGGTGTTGAGCGTTTGAACTCATCCATAGGATTACTCAGAGAAGGTCTTGTATCAGGTGATATTGATAAGGCCAAGATCGCATTCAAGGGTTTAGGCACTGCCATGTCTGCCGTGCCTATCTTCTTGCTCATCGAAGGGGTAAAAGCCCTATATGACAATTTCGATAAAATACTACCGGCATTCAAGGAGTTCTTCAATCTTCAATCTGCAACCGAAAAAGAGATTGCAAACCTAACCAAGGAACTTGAAAAACAGAAGAAGGTAAACGAGGCAATATTCGTAGGGTTAGAGAACCAGATCAAACTTCTCGAAGCCCAGGGGGCAAGTGAGGGAAAGATACTGGCCGTTAAAAAGCAGTTGACCGAGGCAAAGATAAAAGAAGCCGAGCTTGACGTTCAGTTACAGAAAGCAAAGATAAAGGACATCCTTCTCAACGATACCCTTACCGAATCCATCGAGAAACAGGCGGCCGCTTATTACAGGGCGCAAGGTAACAACATTGCGGCTGATGCCATTGATAAGAAGATTCAACAGTCAAAAAACGAAAGGATAAAGGAGGCCAGCGATGCGCTCAGAACCGACTTAATCAATATCCAAAACCTTAAAACCAATCAACAGGTTGAAGAGATCAAGCAGGAAAAGAAAGTAGCTGAAGAAAAGAAGAAGATAAATGACAAATATCAGGAAGATCTAAAAAAGGCCAAGGAAGACCTCTTCAATGATTCGCTTGAAGAAGACAATAAGCAGAACGAAAAGGATGCTGAGAATGCTCAGAAGCAATTCGAGAAAACGCAGGAAGAAAATACAAAGATCATAGAACAAAGGGACGCTCTTTATCAGCAAAACAGGGACAATGAAATAAAAGCCTACGAGCAGGGACTTGCAGAGAAAAAGAGGATAGCCGATGATGAACTGAAGATTGAACAACAAAAGGATGCGGCAAGGTTCGCCATTGCTCAGTCCGGTATACAGGCCATTCAGGGGCTTAGCGATCTTGCGTTCAGTATCAGACAGGCCAATACAAAGAAAGGAACGGCAGAGGAAGAGAAGGCTTTGAGAAAGCAGTTCCAGGTAAACAAAGCCTTACAGATCGCCAACGCAACGGTATCAGGAGCGCAGGGTATCCTTCAGGCGGCAACTGCCCCGTCTGGCGTTCCTATTCCCTTTGACATTCCGTTTCGTGTGGCCAAGGCGGTAGCAATCGGAGCTACAACTGCCGCAACCATAGCCAAAATATCAGCTACTCAGTTTCAGGGAGCTTCGGGATCGGCAGGAGGCGGAGCGCAAATATCAGGCGGTTCAGGAGGAGGTGGAGTGGACGTAGGTTCAGGGGCAAGTGTTCCAAGACAGAATATACAAGGACTTGCATTCAATAACAGAACAGTCGGACAGGTCGGACAGCCGGGCGGAGGTAATACCCCAAACAACAGTCAGCCGCAAGTCATCAAAGTTGTTCAGATAGAGAGCGAAGTGACCGCAGTACAGAACAAGGTGAAGACCATTCAAAGTATAGCTAAATTCCCATAACCGTGTTAATAACTTTCCTGAATTGTTGTGAAAATTGATGTATAGAACTCATTGAAACATGGCCACACTCAACGGGTTACCTTTATTCAAGATTCGCATTAGCGATGACCTTTCTGATAAAACAGGATGGGATGAACTGGCATTCGTTGATTATCCCGCCATTGAAACCAATTTTGTAGCCCTTGCCTCACAGGACAAAAAGATGCCGATGAAGTTTAGCTTCAATGCTGAAAAGAAACTGGTGTATGGTCCGATCCTTATTCCAGATATGCCTATTTATAGGTATGATTCAAAGCAGGGAGAGTATTACGTGGCATTTGAAAAGGAAACCATTCAGCAAATTGTAAGGAAGAGACAAAGGCAAAACAAGAACCTTGCTTTCAATCTTCAGCATAATTCTGATGTGAAGGTAGACGCTGTTTTGCAGGAGATATGGATCACCGGTAAAAGTGATAAATCTCAGGATTTCGGATTTGATCTACCTGAAGGATCTGCTTTCGTTGTATCATACGTAGAGGACGATAAGTTTTGGAATGAATACGTAAAGACAGGAAAGGTGAAAGGGTATTCTATCGAGGGATGGCTGGACATGGAATTGAAGAAACAAATCAAACAAAATAACATGAGCGACAACAAAAAATTCGTTGAAGCAAAGACAAATCAAGGCACACTCAAAACAAGCGCAGAAGCGTTTACCGAAGGTGTTGATGCCATGATCGTTGATGCTAACGGGCAGGAGTCTCCTGCTAATGGAGAATATGAACTTGAGAACGGAACAAAGATCGTTTGCGTAGAGGGTAAAGTTACCGCTATCGAAGAAATGATGTCACAGGATGAACTCAGCGATGAGGAAGTTGCGGCATTATCAAAGATGTTCGGTAAAGCCTTAAAGCCGGTACTTGACCGTATCGAGGCCATTGAGACCAAGATGGCAAACACGCCCGGTGCGCCTGCTAAAACAGGTAACGACACCGATTCAAAAGGTACTGAGAAATTAAGCCCCGCTCAGACCGCACTTGAGAAAGTGAATCAGTTGAGGGTCACAATGTCAAAAAATCAAAAAACCAAATAAAATGTCAACCGCAACAAAACACACATTCGGGCTGATTGACAGCTCGGTAACATACACCGGAAAAGATGCCGATGGCTTCTATTCTACCCTCCTTTTGGTTGGTGATAGCCGCCAAAAGTTCCGTAAAGTCCCTAACGTAAAGGACAAAGTAAAACTCGCCTCATTGGACATGGGAGATTTCTTCCAGGCCGATGCCTGCTCGCTTTCTGCCGATGGTGATTACACCCTCGATCAAAAAGAGTTCCAAGTCTGTGATCTTGCCTTCAAAGTGGCTCTTTGTATCAAGGACTACGAAGGATTGTATCTGGCTGAAACCATGAAGCCCGGTTCAAACGTGGAAGAGAACTTCCCGAATGGATTCGTAGATTACCTGATGAACCAGATGGCTCTCAAAGGTTCTGCAACCCTTGAGAACTACACTTGGCAGGGTGATACTGCCGGAAGCCCTGCTTCTTTGTGCGATGGATTGCAAAAGAAAATGTTGGCTGATTCCGCAGTATTGGACGTCGCCGTTGATGGCACAAAACTCCATAACGCTACCTACGTGATGGGTGAACTTACCGAGATGTACCAGAAGATGGTTAACTCTGCTCCTGCCGTTGACCTGAACAAGTGTGCATTCTTCTTGAACAAGGCTACCATTGCCGCCTTCAAATTGGCTTTGATCGGTGTATCTCCTGCTTTGGTGAGCTACAATCAAGGAAACTTCGGATTGAACTTCCTTGGAGTTCCAATCATCGAAGCTCCGGGTCTTGGCGACTACAAAGCGGTGCTTGCTGACCCTGAGAACTTCGTGTATCTGTTCGACCTTGCATCTGATGAAAATCAGGTTGAGATGGTGAAAGATCCATTGAACCCTAAACAGTACTACCTGATGGGTTCACTCAAGTTCGGAGTGGGTTACCTGAAAGGCGCTGAGATCGTTTACTACAACTAAAAACAAAGGGGGTGAAAGTCCCCCTTTATAAAATACACTACAAATGTCTTGTGTTTGCGAAAGCATATCGGCTGGCATAGCCAAAGAATGCTCCAATAATGTTGGTGGCATCAAAAAAATGTATGTGACGGAGAAGTGCAACGTTTCCTCATATACCTTGTCATCCCCAGGTGACGAGATCAGCACTATCACAATGTCCGGCGGGGCTTCGTTCTATGAGTATGTGTTCAATAAGAACACATGTTTTTTCACAGAGAGTGAGAATAACGACGAGGCCAATGGAACTACACTTGTGACTCAAACCATCACATTGGTATTGAATCGCAGGGAAAAGACAAAGCGTGACAATCTTATGCTTTTGAATAAGTTCAAGGAGCTTGTGATCATCATCACCGATTCAAACGACATCAACTGGCTATTTGGTGAAACCAATGGCGTGGTGTTGAAAACAAATGAAGGCGGTTCGGGTACTGCTAAGACAGATCGTAACGGGTACACCCTTACATTTGTCGGTGAAGAGCCTGAGCTTGCAAATACTGTAACTGATGCTGCCCTTGCAGCCGTGATCTGATCTGTTTGTTTATAGGTAAGAAGGGGCGTATCATTACGGTGACACGCCCTTTTTTTTGAAGCATGAAAATTCTTAAAAATACAGCCAATACCGTACCGTTGACCCTTACAGAAAAGGCCACAACGGGTTCACAGGATTGGCTTTTTGAGTTTACGAGTGACGATACAGGGGAGGTAAAGTACTGCCATGCTACGGATATATCACTATATCCGGCAAGGTATAACGAGTTTATGATTACGGACAGTGCCACAGAAGACGCTCAAAACGGGACTTTGGACTTTTCACCTGTTGGAACGTGGAGGTATAGGATATATGAAATGCCTGTTTCTTCTCCTCCATCTTTAACACCTACCGGGTATTTGGCAATAGTAGAGACAGGACAGGTAAAGGTTATCGACCCATCAGCCACAAGCGATGCCAAGTTCGATGATGACGAAACAAAAGACATAGCAACATTTGACCAATGAGCATATTTGACAAATTCAATAAGCAGTTAAAGACTGCCCTATCCAATGGTAAAACCTCTCAGGGTGGAAAGTACTCATTTGGGACTGTTGACTATACCATTCCGAGTATACCTTGCGTGATCGAAAAGAAAAGCGATCCTTGGGTTCATTACGGTGAGGATAACCTATATCCCGATAAGGTGAACGACCTTAGAAACGGGTCGGCCATACACAACAGCATCATTAAGACCAAAAGCAAGATGACGGCCGGGGTTGGTTTCCTCATTAACGGTGCTTTGAATGAGGCGGAAAGTATCGCAAAATACAATGCGTTGCCATCTGCTGTAAAGGCCAGCTACGACTTCTTTCTTAAGAATCCAAATAACGAGGAATCAATGGATGTCATCAGGGCTAAGAATGCTGATGATTTGCAGGAGCAGGGGCAATATTGCTATGAAGTTGTATTCAATATGGACTTTTCAAAGATTGTCCGTGTTAAATACGTGAACGTTCAAAGTGTTCGTTCCGGTAAAATGGTCAACGGTAAAGTGACCGAATACTGGATAAGCAGGGATTGGAGCAAGGCAAAGACCAAAGAATACGCCCCTACAAGGATTGCGGCCTTTGACCCATCCAATAAAACTGACCTGAATCAGTTGGTATTTGAGAAGGTTGGAAAGCAAGATTATTACGGAGAATTGCCATACAAGGGGTGCTTGAATTGGGTCATGATCGACTTTAAGATGTCGCTCTTCCATTTATCGAACATTGATAATGGCATGAATCCTGGTATTTGGTTCAAGTTCTATAAGCTACCAAAGAATGAAACAGAAAAGCAGACCATCTTAAGCGATTTGAAGCGAACCTATGCAGGAGCTACGAAGACCAATAAGATGGTGGCCACCTTCTCGGATGGTAAGGATTTGGCTCCAGATATTGAACCGGTACAGACTTCAAACCTTGATAAACAACTCCTTTTGTTGGCCGAACTTTGCGATAAGAAGATTCTTACAGGGCATCAGCTTACAAGTCCATTATTGGCCGGGGTTAGCGTATCGGGGCAACTTGGAGGAAATACCGAAATGAAAACGGCCTACCAGATATTCGAGAACGTAGCGATGGAGTATGACAGACAGCATTTAGAGCGTTCTTATCAGAAGATTCTCGACTACAACAAAATACCTATTCAGCAAACGATCAACCCTTTTGACCCATTCAAGGTAAGAGAAACGAAAACGCCTGAAGTTCAACCTTCAAACACTACTACAAATGGCCAATGATGCAAGGTTTATAACAAAGCAGTACATGATCGACAATTCTCCCTTATCCGGAAACGTCGATGCCAATGAGGTATATCCGTTCGCTAAAACTGCCGAGAAATTATACATTCAGGATGCCATCGGAACGAACTTGTTTGATGACCTGATTTCAAAGATCATTGCGGGTACACTGAATGCAAACGAGGTCATTCTTTGTAAGAAGATACGTGAGGCCGTTCTATGGTACACGCTATTTGATGCCATTCCGTTCATTGCGCTTAAAATCCGAAACATTGGTATTGTGAAGCAGACCGGTGAGGGCCATGAGTCAGCGTCCAGGCAGGACTTAAATGTACTCAGGGACGAGTGCAAGAAAAAGGGAGACTTCTTCCTTGAAAGGGTTCAGGCGTACCTTTGTGAGAATAAAAGCCTGTTCCCTGCGTATACCAACGGTACGGATGACGATCTGCCGAAGAATGAGCTTAGCCCTACCCCATCATGCGACATCGCCTTCGAGAACGATATTACGGACGATTACCGTAGGTTTTACCGTAAATGGCTTGAGAGTTAAAGGAGCTTGTACTTCTTAAGTAAGCGATCGTAATTCTCCTTCTTTCCTGTATTGTCAGAAAGACCGTTCATTTGAGTGGCAATAAAGGTATTCATCACATACTTCTTCAGATCTTTGTTCTGACCCATCCATCGGTCAATATGCATGGTGTTATCGTATCCGTCGATGATCCTATCATAGGCCTTTGAGTTGACCATATAGAAATGAAGCCCGGAGAAGTCACCTATTTCGCTCCACCATTCATTTATTTTCTTAATGCCTTTGTCCATGTACACACCTCCGAGAAGAATATCCCAATCGTTCGGAGCGTGTTGCATACACTCAAAATAATGGTCTTTTGTCTTTTCCTTTCCTTGGAATACAATGTCATCCTCCATGATCAGGACATCATCAAGCTCCAATTGTTTGGCAATCATAAGACAGTTGATGTGTGTCTGGGCTATGCCTTTGTGGGATGGGTTTTGCCGGATACCATCGACGATTCTGGCAGAAACTCCGAGGTATTTGATTTGCTCTTTAAAGTGAGCAAGCCGATCCGTTCTTTCAGGCAGGTTTATTACGAACATCTACGAAAATTAGGTTGCAGAAGTTTGAGGCCAAAAGTGAATAGTCACGGGCGAACATATAGTCGATTACAGCTTTGTTGCCGTATGAGTTTGTTTCTATACATAGACACCTTACCCCAAGTTCTTTAAGGTCTAATTGCTTGAGTATTTCAAAGTCCATGCCCTCAGCGTCGATGCTTACAAAGTCGTATTTTGAATGTCCGTTGTATGCATTCCTATAATCCTTCCAGGTGATTGTAGTTATGGCTTCCTTTACAAAGGTGCAAGTTCCTTTCCATCGCTTTATCTCTTCTTCTTTGAGGGTACTCAAAAGGGCCGTGTCTCCTGTTCCAAGATGTGAACCGCTTTTGAAGATAGTGGCTATTCCTGTTTCGTTGGATATGGCATACTTCCAAACACGTATTTTTTCGTTATAAAAATGAAGCGCTTCAAGTTTCGAAAAAGGCTCAAGGCATGGTTCGAATAGGTCACCGGACCACCCGGCCTCAATCAGCCCCAAAACATTGGAAAGAGTTTTACCATCATTCTCACCGATAGAAAGAAGGTTGCCTTTGAACTTACCAAACCATTCAGAAACTATCTTTCCTTCTCCGTGTTGCGAGTAGTCATTTATCATAAACGTGTTTTAAAAGCGGTTTGAAATCAGCCTCGGAGATAAAGCCATCCTTCTTCTTTCTGATAACAGCGATCACTTCCCATCCGTCTATGGTATTGTGATAGATGGCGTATTCCTCTATGGTGATCACTTCGCAACCTGTGACCTTTGCATATTCCTTCCAGAAGTCAACCGTGAAAAAATGGTTGCCGTGTTCCGGGAAATTTCCGGTTTTAGGGTTCTTGTGTATCATAACTCCGCCTACTTTACAATGGTTATGCACGTTCTTAAGGACAGGATACAGCTTTTTTGTGTGTTCAATAGTTCCGAAGTCGGTCACAATATCGAACTTTTTTCCAAGATCAAACGGCTTGCAGAGATCGTAGTTTAGCGCTCCATCTTTACCGTTAATGTCTATGGATGTATGCTCTATCTGAAAGAGCTTAGATAGGTACTCTTTAGCGGAAATGTCCTGAACGTTTTCAAGGTTCATTATTTGGTTTCCAAGTTCGAGCATGGAGTAGCCTTTTAAGATACTCAGACCGCTCATGATTTGCATTCCTTTGTGTTCGATCATATTCCTCTCATTGTTAAAATTGTTTTTTCTGTTGGTGGGTAGTAGTGTGACAGTCCTGGATCGTGCATTTTCATTCCGAGCTTATTGGCAATGATTGAAGCGGCTGACTGATCCTGTCTATGGAACAGAAAGCGTGGATCACTGCTTTGATTATCGTGAAGCCTTGACCCGTTCCATACGCCATCGTGAGCAGATTGAAGCCAAATCCTTATAAATTCTTTACCGATCGGATTCTCCGTGTTAAACCCAAGCATTGACGAAGAGCAGTCTGGCATCTTTTCCGCTTCTTCACGGCTGACCTGAAAGTAATTAAGACAGGCATCGGAACACACTTGAGCGCAATTATATCCCGATTTCCAAAGATAGTAGCCTTGTTCATTGATAATATCAAAAATAGGATTAGGATCTTTCAATGCCCATACAGAGCAGTCAAGCCAAAGGATATGGCTGTATTTTCTTTGAAGAGCCTCTTCGATTGCGGATGCTTTGATATGGTATGGGTTATTCTGATCGTAGTAAGAGTTCGGCCATGTATCAAACTGAATAATGTCTCCATGAAAACCGTGATACATCAACGATCTTAAAAGCCTTTTAGAGCCTTTTGGATACCATCCTGACCCGTTGGATGCATTGACTATACAGTGATTTATGTTACAGTCCATACTTTATCTTAGGGTTCTGATATTTGTAATTATAAAAATACATGATTTTTTTGATGTAGTATTCAGATGAGAGATAAGGTTTTAGGCGTGTTGAGTAGTCGAAATCCTCCCCAAATCGCATATCCTTAAATCCTACTTGTTTGGCGATTGAAGTCTTAACCGGCGTTTTATGGTAAATAGAACGAACGTACCTGAACCCGTCTTTATTGTCCTCCCAGTTATAGTGCATCCTTGCACAAGCATTCTCTTTCTTTCCTTCGATGTCACATTCAATATCAAAACCTATGCAGTCAGTTTTTAACTCTATGGCCTTGAGTATTTCAGAAACGTAGTAAGGAGGTACGCCATCGTCATCGTCTATGAACACGCAATACTCACCAATAGACAAATTGAGAAGATCATCCCTTTTCTTTCCTACTGAAACCTCTTTTCTTTTTCTGTTATCGGAAATAATCTGAACAGATCCTCCACATTCATTTATTTGCCTGTCAAGCTCTGAGATTAAAGCGTTGAACTTATCCATCCTTTCAGGTATTGTACAGATGAGAATTGACAGCTTCACAGTCCGAAGTTAATAGATTTTCGGTAATTATACAAGTCCTCGTCGTGTTTCCAGTGTTGATCGTTTCTTTTGTAAAGATCGTCCCTGCGACTTGCGTACTTCTGACTCCATCCGGGGTGTTGATGTTCTATTATGCACTCTTTGAACCGCCTTAGTTTTCCGAGCTTATCGGCTACTTCTTTGGCTTCATTATCGCAAAAGAAAGACCTGTATTCAGGATAGTAAATGTAATTGAATCGCTGATAGTATTTGCTCCCTATAATTTCCTGAGTGTTTATTTTTCGCTGATGTCCATCATAGAACCAAAGGGATGCGTCGAGATCGTCTGGCATGGATGAACGTATCAGGTTATCGTATCCTTTAACTATCGGGAATTGATCGTCTGATATGTTTAGTAGGATGTCCCATTTCAAAGGAAATATGTTTATATCCCTATTTATGGCATTTATTTTATCACTTGATTGTTCAAGATAACCTACATAATTAGAAATATAAATATGGGCTTGTGTTTCTTTCATTACGTCTATTGCAGTATTATCATCTTTATCAAACGTAAAAAGCCATACCATCTTATGAGGATTCTCAGCAAGTTCAATGTACTTTTTTACACAGTCGATCAGCTGCTGTGGCCTTTCCCTTGAGGTAACTTTCATTAGAATAGTCTTTTCAGGGCTGAAGTTTTTTAGTAGGTTCATATCGTAAATTTAAGAATTAATCCTCATAATCTTCCGGCATTTCTGGGGCGTTTTTTATTTCAATGACTATCCACACGGCAAAGAAGATAATGATTGAGGCAGTGATCACGAAAGGCTTGTGCCTATGTACGAACTCAATTAGATCGGTGTGTGTTTCGATGAATGTCATTTTGTTTTATTTTGCCTTCTCGTTATCGTTGATTTAATTGACCGTAATAGGTGAGGAGTGATGTGATGGCTTCCATTCTCAACCTCAATGCAGATGGTGATTGCTGGCTGTGTTTTCATCCCATCGGATGAGATCTGATTTTTGTAAATAAGAGTGTGGTACTTTTTACCTCCGATGCCGGACTCTCGCTCTGTTAGTTGTAGGGTCATTTCTTACTGTTTTGGTATTGGGTGTATAATTCAGGTATTGTTTTAAATGGGTTATTATTTACTATGAGCCATCTTCCAAACTCAATAGCATTACGCTTAATCATCTCATCCTTCTGTGAGAGTTGGGATTTCATGATATCCACAGCATCTTTCATTCCCTCATTTCTTATTTGGCTCATGTGTAATTTATCCTCCATCTCCTCAATCTGCTTTTGGAGGGATTGGGCGTATTCATCCATCATTTTTTCAACATTCAATAAAAGACTACCCGATACTTTTCCTGTAGCATAATAACTTTCTATTGAAGCCTTAACTAACCCATGCCACCCCTCAAGGTGTTTAGCTATTAAATCTCTTTTGTTAATGCTCATTTTATTCGATTCGTTATTTAATTCTTCTTTCATGTTCTAATTTTAATAGATTATACTTCTTTCGCAGTTCCTTATTTTGCTTTAGCAGATCGGTTATTTGTAAGTTCTTTTGCTTTAGTTCTTTCTTATATTGTTGCAGTACATCAAACTGATGCTCTGTTTTAGATGTCAAATGCCAATTTAAACACTTGTCACAAAGATATGCCCTGACTGGTTTTTTTATTCTTTGACTTGTAGCTTTTAATTTATTGATAAACTCATTCGCATACTTCTCATTTATGAAATAAGTTTTTGGGCAAAATTCACCATTCGATTCGTTCATTTTGTTTTGTTTATGTTAATATATTTCAAATTTCACCTTTACTCGTATGCTCAATTTATCAGCGTAGTTCAGAAGAAGTCCTACCTTAATCTTTCCCGACTCCAAGTCTATGATTGATCGTCTTGTTGTATTCAGCCAGTCAGCCATGAACTCCTGAGTGAACCCCGCTTCCTTCCTTGTTTCAATGCAAGTCTTTAGGATCTCGTTGTACGTCTTTTTGAACAGATCTACATTCGAATGTTCAAATTTGGTTACATCTGTATTCATATCTTATTGTCTTTCAGTTATGGCGGGTATACGGTAGTTATGCGGCATTAAAACGACCGCATAACACGGGCTTGGCAAAATATTTAAACAAAGCCTACGCACGGGTTAAGTGCTTAATAAGTAAATACACCCCATCATTTACACCTGACCAATAAAAGTCCTTATCTAATGTCGGGTTGTTCTTACTCCATTCGTCTATAAAGTCATCGACAAGTTTTTTGGCTTCGTCATGCGTTGGTATGTGCATATTGATCTCTGCCGTTAATTCAAATAATTGCCTTGTAAGTTCTCTATTGTCATCAATAACAGGCAATCTGTAATCTTTAGCAAATGACATTATCATATCCTTAACACCTTCTTTTGTGTATTCGCCACTTATTGCCTGTTTAGCTATAATGTCAGCCCATGCCAACGATGACTTTTCAAACTTTTTTAATTCTTTCTTTTCCATGTTCTAATATAGTTATTAATTGTTTGTATTCTTTTACTTTCTTATCACATTCCAAGTGGAAATATAGTGTTTCATCAAGTTCCCACATTGAATAAATTTCTTTAAATCCAATCTTAACGGCACTTGTTGAACGCCCAACACCTCCATTTTCCCACTTCATAAATTTACCACAATGGCAACATCTTAATTTTTCCATATTCCTACCCTTTTTGTTTAAATACTTCGCCAAGCCCGAAAACGTTATGGCGCATTAAAACGCCACTTCGTTCGCCATAACACAGGCTAAAACGACAATTACTTAAACTTTTTTACTCACGCTCAATGAACTTACTATATTTAATATATTGGTCACAATATTCGTGCTTCCCAGCACCAGCATCTTCATTCTCCAACTGGTATCCTAATTTTTTTAATCGTTTACGTTCTTTTTTAGCTTGTTCAATTTCTTTTTCAGAATAATAAACATCTACATAAGTATATTTTCGTATTTCCATCGCTCAAAAGTTTAAGTAACTGCGTTTAGCCTAATACCGTTAGGTGCAATTAAGTTTTTAAAAAATTGGCGGTCTGCTTCACGGAAGCAGTAAGATGTTGCTCGTATAAGTGTAAGTTGTTTACAAAGTGATAATACCACCCCACTTTTAACGCTAATTTTAAAGAAACTAACTCTTGTAACTTACTAAAGCAATACTGGTCATTACAAAACCCATACCAGAGGTCATTAGAACGCATTAGAACAGTCATATTTAATCTAGTGTCAGTTATATTGAAAACAATATTTAACGTGCAAGGAGTGTCAAGAGAATGCTTCTCGTGCTCTTTCCCGTCATAAATAGACAATACTGCGCGTCTTGAATTGGGATTTTTAGTTAATTCATCAATAACGAAGTCTAATTGATTGCTTCTACTCCATTGATAACCATAGTTTGAATTAACTAAATTATCGCCATTGTGCATTTTATCCCAAATTTTAGCATGTTTCTTTATCTCAGAAACATCTCTATTTTTTGACAAATACCATTCCCATTCTAAATCTGCATAAGAATTTTTCCACTTTCTAAATGAAGTATTAATTTGATTATTGAGTGGATTATCTATATAAAATCCTACATTTTGAAGAAACATTGTATTATCAAGTTTATTTCCTTCTTGTGTTATTTTATTATAGAAAAATTCAAATGCTTCTTGCGCTTTATTAAATCTCATAATTGTTCTTTTACAAAAGTTCCATTTTCCATTTTACCCGTTCTTTTCGCAATAACATTATAAGCGGAATTTATGCAATCTTCTATGTTATAACCTTTTAACTTTGCTAAGTTTGTAAGAACAACGACACAATCTCCAATTGCATCAATAAATTCAGGTTCATCATTTTTCAATATAGCTTTTGAAAGTTCTCCCGCTTCTTCGAAAAGTTTAATACATTGAGTTTTCGGATCTCCTTTTTGAAATATTCCTTTTTGTTCTGCCCAATCTCTTATTGATTGAAATTCATTTTTTAGTTCCATATTAATGAGTTTATTTGTTTTGAATAGGTTTTTGTTTCAGTTTTTATTTTGCAGTATTCTTTTTTATCTGTTCCAATGAACAATTTTAAAACTTCTCCTTCGATAGTTTCATTTTGTCCTTTTGGAATAAATTTCACTTTCATTCCAACCTCGATTTTGTTTTTCATTTTGATTTGTTTTTATTGTTTATATAATTGTTAAGTGCTCCAATGTAAGCTACAGCATCAAGAAGATTGTCCTCTTTGTGATTAAATGATTCTCTTGATAGTTTCAGCGCTATTAATGCTTTAAACATCTCTATTGCAGTTAATTTCAATCCTGTCATTGAGTTGAATAACTCAGCAGCTTTGTCCATACTATCGTCAAAGTTGCCATACATGCGTTCTTTTTCTTCAGAACGTTCATTAACTATTTTATTTGCTTGTTCTAATATATTCATACGTTTTTTATTTTTCTTCGAAAAATCGCCAATTTTTTAAAAACTTAACAGACACCTAACACGGGCTAAAAGTGCATTAAAACGACACTTTAGCCCGATCCGTTATAGGGCATTTTGGACAGCACTCCGAATATCATCAACTGATCGAGTTGTGAAAATACTTAATACTTCAAATTCCCAATCTTCACTTGGTTTTGGAATGTGTTTTATTAAAGTTGATTGCGTTCTGTGCCATTGTAGTGTTTCTTCGGGTGCTTTGTAACTTGCATCATTATAATTCCACTGTAAATCTTTAATAAAATCTGTTTTGTCAGTTGGTATTTTTTCAATCATCTGACTAATAATTTGGCAACAATTTCTCATTTTGTTTGAATTAAAAACGCCCTATAACATACGCTATACAAAAGCAGGGGCTTTACTGCTAATACAAGCGGTGTGCATCTATTTATCATTTGTGGTAGGCTGAAAGGGAGTGCATCTTAACCCCTGCCTTCGTATAGCGTCAGCCGTTATGCGGCATTAAAACGACCGCATAACACCTGCCTATTTGTTGCTCCTTCATGTAAATTAAAGTGTCTTACTTTTTGCCCATCAATCACAAATTTACAATGAGTATAGGCAGGATGTTCTGTTGGTTCACCATGTAATTGGCAGTGAGTTGTATAAGCCCCACATTGCTTTGTTGATATTATCATTTTTCTTTTCATCTCTAAAATTTTAGTTTACTAAATAAAGCCCCGAACGTTATGTACAATTTATTTTTTTACTTTTTGCCAGCGCACGTTTTACATATTTAGTAATCGGTTCAATTAGTGATTTAGGAACACGAAAAGAAATTGTTTTAGTTTCTTCTTTGTATTGGCTTTTACGACCTGCGTTAGGTCTTTTGCCTCCGTGTTTATTTTCCGTTTTCATCTATCCAATTCTTTGCTTTTTCTATAGAGTTTTCCGAGCCATCCAAAAAAATATCACCTGCAATACATTTTACAATATCATTGCCTTTGTAAATAATACAAGTATGCATTTTTACATCTGTTCTTTTTTGGATATTAAATCCTTTGTAATTTTCGTTTGAATGTGTCATAATGTTCTGTTTTTAATTATACATCAAATATACGCACTTATTTTGATTCTGTAAACAATTTCAAGATTATTTTTGTTAAATTATGCAACTAATTGAAAACCACCCCTAAAAAGTAAAAAATAAACTGGTACATAACAGCACATTGGCGGCATTAAAACGACCGCCAATCTGCAAACGTTGGTGGCAATTAGGCAACCCGCAATAAAAAGCTGCTGGCAGGAGCCACGCTCACGTTACTTGTCTAAACGGCCTGTTACATTTTGGGCAAGCAGTTCCTAAGTAAAATCCTGCTATATCTTTACATCCATCGCACACGCTTTTTGCCGACCCTTCGTTGCCTAACTGTTCGGGCTTGCTGTTTTGTGGTTTATTGTAGTTTGGTATCGTTGGGTCAATTCCTGTACCTTGACAGTTTGGACACTTCGGAAGCAAGCCCCCACCAACACTATGTATATTCAATTTTTGCTTAGTGAGTGCGTACAATTCCATTTTCTCAATCCACTCGTGTTCTTCTAATCTAATGTCGTACCCGTTCGACACTGCTTCTTCTATTTTAGGGTCTGTTAATAAAAACTCTCGTGCTGTCATATTATTTCATCTGTTAAGTCGCAAAAACTAAATATACATTCGTTCATTACCGTCAGTCATGTTTGTTAACATTAAAGTTTAATCTAACAGAAGAGCAGAGGAAGATAAAGACCATGCTAATAACAGTCCACGTTTTATGCTCGTTCAAATACTCGAATAGATCCATCGGTTCCTCTATGAAGTTCATCATCTAATCCTCGAAGTAAAAAACGTTTTTCCGCAAGATCCGCACTCGCTGTACAGGTGTTCTACTTTTATGCTTGATTCTTGGCCGCATTTCGGGCAAATGTTCTTTTTTGAAATGTAAGTGCCAACGGTGTGAACGGAGCATCTTGTTTCGCCTCCGGTTCTTGCCTTCTGCCTGTACTTCCATCTTGTTTCGTTGTAAGAAATAGGCGAAGATGCCGTGTCAATGGACGGGATTTCTACGTTGTTGATTCTCATAAAAAGTCGGTGTTATTGGTTAAACTTGATTTGTTTTGCTCTGCCTGTTCGTATTGGTCACCTAAATTGTAATTGGTCACGGTCATTGTTTCTCCGAAGAACTTCACGGGAACTTCCTGAATCTTCAGCCCTCTGCCTTTTGCGATGTCGAACAGCATCAGGTTTGGCGTTTCAAGATCCCTTGTCCCGTAAGTGTAAAACTGCTCTTCAGGGAAATAATAAGCCGGACGGAACAAGAATGAAACAATATCCGCATCCTGCTCGATGGCTCCAGACTCCCTGAGATCACTTAGCTGAGGTCTTTTGTCCGTTCTTTCCTCTACCTTCCTTGATAGCTGAGACAATGCAATGATCGGCAGTCCCAACTCCTTCGCAAGTCCTTTCAGGTTACGGGTGATGTAGCTGATCTCCTGCTCCCTATTTCCTTTGATCTCACCGGCCATGAGTTGCAAGTAATCCACGATTATCAGCTCAATACCATGCTCGTGCTTCATCTTCTTGGCCCTGATCTTCATGTCCATCATGCTCAGTCCCGGAGTATCATCGATAAAGAAAGGAGCGTTCTTGAGCTTCACGCACCCTGCCTGAACCGAGTCCTTTTCAAGTTGGTTCAATGACTTCGATCCGATCTTTGAGCTATTGAAATGAGCTTCCGAACTGGCAATCCTTCCGACAAGCTCAATGGCCGTCATTTCAAGGCTGAACATCAACACGGGCTTATTCAGCTCGACGGATGGGTAGGTCCCGCATTTCAGGGCAAAGGCAGTCTTTCCCATTCCCGGACGGGCTGCCACAACGATAAGCTGACCCTTTTGCCATCCACCGGTGATCCGGTCAATGTTTGGAAGTCCACAATGAAGTCCCGGACGAATACCGTGATCGATCACTTCCTGGATCTCTCCCATCAGTTCATCGAATACCTGACCGACTGTCTTGGTCTTGGAGGATATGAAAGTGGTAAGCTCTGTAATTCGCTTGTTTACCGAAGCGATCACGTCGAAGCAGTCTGTGGATGGTATCTGAGACTTTGACTGGATGGAAGCTCCAAGGATAACTAACTCACGGAGAATGTAGTACTCATGAACTTTCCGGCAGAAAATTTCAATGTTTGCCGAAGTTGCGATTTTGTTGGTCAAGGTTTCCACAAAGTAAGCCCCGCCTATTTCTTCCAATCTTCCCGCCTTTTTAAGCTCGTGGACGACAGATATAGTGTCGATTGATGTCCCAGCCTCAAAAAGCCTCAAAGCCGCCCTATAAACGAATTTATGGGCTTGATCGTAAAAATACTCTTCACGGATGATAGGGAAAACGATTGAAGGAGCGAAAGGTTCTACCATCAAAGCTCCTAAAATAGCTGATTCTATGGCCTTATCGAATTGATTCATAGCAGTTGATTCCTTTTGCGTGGTTTGTCATCGGTGACTTGGTTCATGTTCTTGCGTAGCCAATTTTTGAAATGGAACACGAATTTTTGATAAGATGGGTACTCTACCTCAGCGAATGATCGAAACGCTTCCAGTTTGGCCAAAACGAAGTCTTTTGGCTTCTTTAGGTCGGTACAGATAACCTCAATCTCAGAACCTACCCTTATTGACTCAAAAAATGCTTCACGCATATTTATATTATTACTATTTATATTTGTATTTTCCATATGTTGAACATATGTCGAAGATATGTTATTTTTACTCAACCTGTTTTTTGATCTACTTTCACTGTATTTTTGACGTTTAAGTATTTCATCTTCAAGTCTTTCATTAAAATAAAGGCCTTCGGAATCTTTTATAAACTTAGAAAACACATCTTTATCATATGTTTTACATATCATAATCATATGTTTTTCTTCAAGATGACCGAGTTGGTGTTGAGCCATTAAAAGTCTGATATATTTACCGACCTGTTCATCCGTAAAAAACTGAGTACCTGTGGTAAAGTCTCCAGGATAAAAAAGGAATGCCGGGTCTTTAGCCATTTTCTCTATTTATTTTAAGGTATTGAGCGTTTGAATATTTGTATGACTCTTTAATACATACTCTTTCAACTGCTTCAAAGATTGTTTCAGCAAGAACTGTGAAGAATCTTCCAGATGGGCTTTTAATCTTGTAGGATTTCATAAAAAATACCCTACTCCAATATAGGCTACCCCCAATACAGGACGCACTGGGCTATAAAGTTTCAGGATATTTTTAAAGTTTTTCATTGGTAGCTGACACAAATATACAATCAAATTTTACTCAAAACACGGAGATTTATTAACACTTATATGTTAATTGAACATTTGTTTTTCAAAATCGGCTTCTTCGCAAAGCCACAAAACGTTATCCGGCATCCGCATGGCTCAGTTTTGCGAATAATCCAATTACGTCAATCAAGATGAAGGTAAAAGAGCAGGCAAGCATATAAACATTAACCGGAGTTCCGACGTTGTTTTTTGCCATATCTTGATCTTTTGATCTAAGCCTCCACCGGTATACAGACTTGCCATAACCCCCATCCTTCACCATTTCTTCCTTGGAACACTTTTCGAGTTTACGGTATTCGATCACTTCCTTTGTTTCCTTGTCAACCCTGTCAGCAAGCTCTGTGATCCTTGCCTTGAGGGACTGATGCAGGACCTCGTAGGTTTTCGAATGCCCGTATCTTTGTTGATAGATGTCAGCGATCTCCCTTGTGGTGAAATACTTTCCGGGATTGAGTTCAAATATGTGAAGCACCCTTTCTCTTAAAAGCTGAGCCTTTACTTTATGCGCCTCAAGTTCTGCGCCCGATGCGTCGATGGTGTTGTGGAATAGATTTCTCATTTTATAAGCATTTTTGAGGCTGTGATTACTCTTTCGGTAAGTGCGTCCTTGTCTGCTTGTGGGATCTCAAAACGGATGATACTAATGTTCTTGAACTTCTTACCATTGATAAGGTATGGAAGTTCTTCATTATCGGCATTGATAAGCCAGTATAATTTTTGAGTTTCATCGGAATCGATTGCCAGGGCTTTGATCTCCATCAGCTCCTCCAGGTATGGAACATAGACGATCAGTTCAGCGTATTTGGAACCGGTAATGATGCCATTTGAAACAAGCTGCCAGTAATACTTCTCTCCGTCCTTGTGGTTCTCCCTGATCAAGTTCATGGCATCCATCCCCTCAAAACCATCATATAAAGGACGGACAAGGTTACAGAACGATTTTAGGGTAATTGGACATTTTACGTCCACAACGGTATCGTGCTTTAAAGCATCAGGGCTTCCGGTCCAACACTCGAACTCAGGGTGCTGAAAGGTTTCATCTCCCATCAGAACGTAATCCATAGGAAGGAGTGAAAACACTCTTTTCTCAAGAAGTCTCCCCCAATTCAATGGTCTTGCGTTTGATTCCTCGCTGAGTGATCTTCCGAGTTCTCGTTCCATATTACACTCATCTATGTAGGTACGCGCAGTTTTTCCAAGCGTTCCTTTTGCCTTTCCATCGCTCATCAAGGCTCCGATCTCAGAGCTTGTGAAGTTCCCTATTCTTAGGGTGTTTGTGGTCATTGTTCCCATCTTACTTAGCCTCTAAAAGTTGCTTTACCTTCGGATATGACTTTACTTCCTTGTTCTTGAGAATCCTTTCGATATGGATAACCTCGTCTGCCGAAAGAAGTTCCTTTTTATTCTCGAACAGGAACTGAAGATCGTCGTGGTCAATAACCTCAGAAACCTGATGAGAGGTAATATCAATCACTTCTTCGATTGTCTGTAAGCCCATTGAAACTTCAGGGGCAAACTGTTTTGTAAAGAACGAGGCCGCCCTGTATCGCCTCATCACCTCCGGCATTGTTTTCCATTTACTGCCTGTTTTGCTTATCCACCCTTCAGCGTGTGCCATGTCCATTGAAACCCATGCCCCAAAGCACTTTTCACCCTTCAGATCGTAGGCCCATGCCCTTGTCCTTCCTCCATCCTTTTCGTCTTCTTCGTACCTTAATGGAGAGAATTTACCGGAAGCGTTAAGGGTAGCAATCAGAAAAACACTGCTCCACCCTGGTTTACCCTGAATCACATCAAGGTTCTGCATGACCATGAGGATGTTTGCATTCATTCTATTGGCCATCTCTATGGCTATAATACAGTTACCTACATTGTTTTGATACCTTTTCGGGATCATATCCGACTTACTGAACATTGAGGCAACCCTCTGAATGTGTTCGAATGATTCCTTTGTTGCAAATGAGCTTACTTGCCCGGCCATGCTCTCGTTTAGACTTACTGGCATTTTTTCGTTTTCCATTTGTTTATTTGTTTTATAGGTTAATCTCTGTTTATATCTGCCCAGTGTTCAATCTGTTCCTGGTAGTATTCCTCGGCAGATATGAGGGTTACTCCATGACCCTTGCAATGATTACAGGGTTCTTTATTCTCGGTAGGCTTTCCGTGTTCATCAACGTCGTAGTCTGGGTCTTTTCCCGTTCCTTTGCAGTGTTCACACTTTACCTCGTATTCTTCGGGACTGTCGGGTTCTACCAAATGCTTTTCCATGACTTATAGGTTACTATTTCCAACGGTTTGAACATCTACATCATCGGACTTAACTTCTACCGGTGTACGGGCAAAAAATACCCTTGTTTGGTTGAGCATCCTTCGCATCTCTTCCTTGAGCTTATTTTCAAGATCGCCATACTCTCTTCCAAGTCTTTTGTTTAAAGCGATGGCCTCGGCCAGCTCTATTGACATTTCATCTGAGCATTTAGAGAGCATATCCTTTGTGCGGACGTTTTGCTTGTTAGCTCCTTGAGAAATGCCCCAATCGGTCAAATCCCTTTCTCTGTATGTGATTTCGTCGTGTTTCATTTTCCTTGTGGTTTAATTTCGTTACTTACCGGTGGATGTGGTACGGAGAGCATCTTCTCAAGAAGGTCAAGCGTCTCCATGATTTTGTCAAGGTCGTAGCTCATGTCAGTGAATTTACAAAGTCCATAACTTGATTGAATTGACTTTCTTTAAGCGTACACTCATACACAAACCTTTTATTCTTTGGCCTGTAAATTTGTTTGCGGGTGAGTAGCTTTGAGAGGTATGCCTGAGACACCCCCATCTTTTCGGCAAGAAGTTTGCGCTTACCATAGCCAAGACTCCTGTCTACGTGCTTAAACTGATCCTCAGTCAGCGTGATTGTTTTTTCCTTTTGCATTGTTTCCATGAGGTCAAATGTACAATCTTAACCAACACTTTACCAAAGAATTTATGTTAAAAATTAACCTGAATATTGCAATGTGTTAACAATCAACTAAAAAGAAAATTGAATAAAATCCATACAAACGTATTATCTTTATATCCCATGTGTGACATGGGTGAAATCTTCACAAGGACATACAAGGACATTCATAGGTCTGCAAAGCTCATCACAAGCCGTAAAGGATCAAACACCCTCGACTTGATAAATACAACCTACATATCCCTGCAAAAGAAGCCCGCATTCCCAACTGAACCCGATCAGTTCATCAAGTACTTCTCAAGGTCCATGAAGCTCATGCACTCCCTACCAGATTCCCCCTTTTACCGGCAGTATCGTTCCAGGGAGTCAGCCCTTAACCATGACCCCATAGACGAGCGGGATCATCACTCATTAGCCTCATCGGACGACGAAAACATCCCATCACACCTATCCTTAAAACAGGTCGATCAATACAAAAGCCTTCAGGCATTCAAAAAATCATTACCTTTGCATTTACAGGCTTTGTTTGATCTTTACTACATCAATGAACTTCGATGCCCTGAAATCCACGCCCAACTCATTAAAGAAGGGTATGATATAACAAGGCATCGGGTATTCAGTTACGTAAAACAAATCAAAGTAAAATTCGAATCATGGAAGAGCAACCAAAGACAGAACCAAACACCGAAGTAAGCAAAGACGATCAGCGAATAATGGAGGTATCAGCCCTAATTGAGCTATCCCGCAACAAGATCGAGTCATCCCGTTCACAGATCTCATTCATCAAAGGTCTCTCGAATTATGATGACAAGGAACTGAAAGCCAAGATGGAAAAGATAAAGTCAAACTTCAACGCCATCATCAAGATCGAGACCTACAAGCTTTTTGCCTTGTACGCTGAACTTCAGAACGCCTACAACCAAAGACTCGAACAGGCCCAGAACCAGACCCCAACCCCTGAACATTCACTTGAAGTAGTACAATGATACAGTTTGTAGGTACAATATGTTTGGTATGGCTATTCGCTGAAGGGGCGAGTGTCATCAAGTTCTTTAAGGAGCTTTTTAACATTTCCAACGATTCAGAACCAAAGAACCGAATCCTTCAAGTCCTTCAAAAACTCGTTAACTGCTCGATGTGTTCCGGCTTTTGGATAGGCCTTGCCATTTATCAGAACTTCTTCATGGCCTGTATCATATCCGTAACATCTGAGGCATTCTGTAAGGTTGTAAAGAAACTGGGCAATATATTCACCGAGCTGTAAATCATGGGCTTACAACGTAACACCATACCAAACGAGGAATATATCAGGCGCATGGACGAACTCATGCCTAAACTGATCCAAAAGCGCAAGTGTGACACCCGTGAGGAAATGAAGGAACTGTTCTTCCTTTACAATGATCGCCTTACACCCCGTGAAAACAAACCCGAATGTGGCGGATGCCGGGCAAGGGTATTCAAGCGAATGGAAGCGTATTATAAAACACTCAAAGAAGAAAACAATGGGAAACCATAAATACATAGAATCACCAGAAAAGATGTGGGAATACTTTGAAGCCTATCGAAACGAAGTAAAGACTAAACCTATACTTGTACAGGACTTTGTGGGCAAGGATGGTAATGAGGTCAACCGCAAGAAGGAAAGACCCCTAACAATGGAAGGGTTTGAAAATTATCTATTCAGGAACAAGATAATTACAGATGTGAGCGATTACTTTGAAAATAAGAAAGATAGGTATTCTGAATTTATCCCCATCTGCCGTGCGCTTAAAAAAATAATAAGACAGGATCAGATTGAAGGGGGAATGGCAGGCATATACAACCCATCAATAACTCAGCGACTTAACGGCCTAACCGAGAAGACTGAGAATAAGAACGAACACTCAGGACAGGTGAACATCACGATGAATCTTGGAGACATCACTCCGAATGGAGATTAACTACCAAAGACCAAAGCTCACAAAGTATCAGCGAGATATCCTTGACTCAAAGGAACGCTTCACGATTACCGAGGCATCAACCAAAACAGGCAAAACGGCCAGTCATGTCATTTGGTTATTCGAACAGGCATTAAGATGTAAACTCAATCAGAATGTATGGTGGGTAGCTCCGGTATACTCGCAGGCTGAGATCGCTTTCAATCGCATGAGGGCGCAAGTGTCAGATAGGTCCTTCTTCCAGGTTAACCATGCAAAGTTAAAGCTCACTCTTCCTCATGGCTCTGTGATTCACTTCAAGTCAGCTCAGGATCCTGATAACCTTTACGGGGAGGATGTGTACGCTGCAGTATTTGACGAGGCCAGCCGTGCAAAGGAGGCTTCATGGTTTGCTTTGCGTTCAACCTTAACGGCCACGAATGGTAAATGCAAGATCATAGGAAACGCCAAGGGCAAAAAGAACTGGATGTATAAGCTCGGAGTTAAAGCACGGTCAGGTGAACCCGATTACAAATACTTCAAGATCACGGCCTACGATGCGGTAGATGCTGGTATCCTTAAACTCAAAGAGGTGGAGCAGGCCAAGCGGGATCTTCCGGACTACGTCTTCCGTGAGCTGTACCTTGCCGAACCGAACGAGGACGGGTCGAACCCTTTTGGCTTTGAGTTCATTCGTGCCTGTCTTCAAGATAAGATAAGTGGCGATCCCGTTGCATTCTTTGGCATAGACATCGCCAAGTCTGTGGACTGGACGGTAATCACCGGCCTTGACAAGTTCGGG